GGTCCAGGAAGCATACGAGGAGGAGAACCCGAAGGCGGGCATCGTGGCCGAGTACCTGGACAGACTGCTGCCGGCGGGCTGGGACAGCATGGACCTGTATGCGCGCCGGAACTGGCTGGAAAGCGATGCAGAAGGAACCGTCGAGAGGACGGCAGTCTGTACCCTGGAGATATGGGCCGAGGCCCTGGGCGGGAACCCGGACAAGCTGGACCGGTACGTGGCGAAGGAAATCCGCGACATTATGGCCAGCCTGCCGGACTGGAAGCATAAAGGAGCCGAGAGGCGAACACTGCGACCGTATGGCCGCCAGCGATACTACGAAAGGAGACAGTGAAGAAATGGAGATGACAAAGAACGAAATCCTTCGCGACTGGGAAGGCGCGAAGAATAAGAAGGAACAAATTCAGATACTTGCCGACCTTAACCAAACCAGCCCGGAAGAGATCAAGAACATTCTCATAGAAATGGGCGTGGACTACCGCCGCCTGCCGCGTGAACGTGAAAAGAAGAACGAGAAGGCAGCGGAAGCACCGAAGGCCCAGCCGAAGGAAGGGACAATAGACGACATCATTCGCGACTGGGAAGAGAAGAAGGGCAAAAAGACACAAGACCAGGAAGACCAACCGAAGCTCCTGAGAGCGAAGGACCTGGAAAAGGCGAAAGACCTGGAAGCCTCGAAGCCTTGGAAGCCGAAGGTGGAGCCTAGACGCAAGCACACGCTTCGACGCATGGAGGAGCTGTTCCAGGCCATCGTCACCCAGGAGATGGTAGACGAAACGCCTGACAAAGAGTGGGCGGACGAGTTCCACGACCTCTGGACTGACTACTACCACAATACCCTGGAGGGAGACTGATGAATAAGCTGGAGAAGGACATCGAGCAGAAGCTCAGGAAGACGGTCGAGAAGTACGGCGGGCGCTGCCTCAAGTGGGTCTGCCCTGGCTGGTCCGGGGTGCCTGACCGCATCATCCTGCTACCGGGCGGCCGTGTCCGCTTCGTCGAAACGAAACGGCCAAAGGGCGGCCAGCTGAGTGAGCTGCAGAAGTGGTGGGCGAAAAAGCTCATCGACCTGGGCTTTAACTACTGGACAGTGTGGGACGACGCCAGCCTGGAACTTTTCGAGCGCTGCGAGCTGAACGACTGAGCACATACGGACAGAGGGGAAATACCACGACGAAAGAGTGATATTTTTCTATGAAACTATTAAACGGGGACTGCTTGAAACTTATGAAAGACCTGCCGGACGGGTCGGTGGACTTGGTGCTATGCGACCCGCCCTACGGAACAACGGACTGCAAGTGGGACAGCGTGCTGCCCTTCGACGAAATGTGGGCTGCCTACGATCGACTGCTGAAACCGAACGGCGCCGCGGTACTGTTTGCGGCCCAGCCGTTCACCACTCAGCTGATAAACAGCAACCGGAAAGCGTTCCGGTACTGCTGGTACTGGCTGAAAAACCAGCCGACGGGCTTCACCTACGCGCGGTACCAGCCTATGCGGAAGGTCGAGGACGTGTGCGTCTTTTATAAGAAGATGCCAACCTACAACCCGCAGGGGCTCCAGGCGGTGGAGAGGCCGCTCAGGAGACAGCGCAAAAGGGCGCCGCGCGATGCTGTTTATAAAATGAGCACGCTGCTGAACGAACACACGCCGCGCTTCAAGAACTACCCGAAGAACGTGCTGCAGTACAACTGCGAGCGGGGGCTGCACCAGACACAGAAGCCGGTACCACTTCTTGAGTATCTTGTCAAGACCTACACCAACCCGGGCGACACGGTACTGGACAACTGCATGGGAAGCGGCTCCACAGGCGTGGCCGTGAAGCGGGTCGGCGGCCGTCATTTTATCGGCATCGAGCAAAACAAAGTATATTTTGACATCGCGCGCGAGCGCATTGAGAAAGAGGCAGACAATGGCAACCTATAACACCTTTTTAGTAATGAGCACCAAGGGCACGCCGCTCTTGGTGACCTCCTCCGCAAGGAGGGCCCGGCACCTGCTGGAGCCGGGTGTTCGCATCGAGGTCTGGAGCGCCAACGTGAAAAGGGAAACCATATACACCCGGACGAAGCACCTCCTTGGCCAGTACGTGACAGCGGAGAAGGAATACATAAGACAGAAACAAGCAGCGGCAGAACAAAGGAACCGGAAAAGAAGGAGGGCAACATGCCAAAAATAATATGCACTTGCGCCCGCTGCGGGAAAACTTTCGAGCGATGGCCGCATGAAGCGAAGGGGCGCGTCTGGTGTAGTCAGTCGTGTCACATGAAAGATATGAACGCGGAGCTGAACCCGACCCGGATGAACCAGGTGATCAGAGACCGCCGACGCGCTGCACTGGTCAACCAGGGAGAAGGTAAAACCTACCGCAAGTTCTACGGCCGACACGAGCACCGAGTCGTGGCCGAGAAGATGCTGGGGCGCCCTCTGGAGCGCGGCGAAATCGTTCACCATATCAACGGGGACAAAAGAGACAACCGCCCGGAGAATTTAAAAATATACAGCAGCCAGGCGGAGCACATGCGCGAAGGACACCAGCGCGCCGGAGGGAGGTGGTCAAAATGAACTTCACGCCCTACACACACCAACAGGCGGGCATTGACTGGATAATCAAGAACCAGGCCTGCGCTCTTTTCTGGGGCATGGGTTAGCCCGGCACAGGGAAAACCGTGACCACCCTCACTGCACTGGACCAGCTGCTCTTCGACTTCCTGGAAGACGGTCCGGTCCTGGTCATCGCTCCGAAGCGAGTGGCCGAGAACACCTGGAGCAAGGAGGCAGACAAGTGGGAACACCTGCAGCACCTCCGAGTCTCCCGGGTGATGGGCGACCGGAACAAGCGAGTGACGGCCCTGAACACGCCGGCGGACATTTACGTCATCAACCGGGAGAACGTGGTCTGGCTGGTGGAATGGTGCGAGCGCCACTGCGGCGGCTGGCCGTTCCGCATCGTGGTCATTGACGAGCTGAGCAGCTTCAAGTCGGCCCAGGCGAAACGCTGGAAGGCGCTGCGCCGGGTGCGCGGTCGTATTCATAGATTGATAGGCCTCACCGGTACACCGCGACCGAACGGGCTGGAGGATTTATGGCCGGAGGTGTACCTGCTCGACCAGGGCGCGAGACTAGGGCGCACGCTTGGAGCCTTCCGCTCCCGCTTCCTGGTCCCGGAGAAAATGAACGGCCACATCGTCTACAGCTACCGGGAGAAAGAAGGAGCCAGCCAGGAAGTCTACGAGCGACTGGCGGACCTGTGCATGAGCATCCGCAAGGAGGACGTGCTGAGCCTGCCGGGCCAGATATATGAAGACATTGAGCTGGAGGCGCCCGCTGCCCTGCTGAAACAGTACAAGCAGTTCGAGCGCGACAAGGTGCTGGAGAGCCTGAACGAGGAAGGCGAGATCGTGGCCGGAACGGCCGCAGCGCTGACCAACAAGCTGCTGCAGTTTGCAAACGGCGCCGTGTACGACCTGGACGGCCAGGTGCATCACATTCACGACATCAAGCTGGACGCCCTGGAGGAAATGATTGAGGAAGCGGGAGGCGACCCGGTCCTGGTGCTTTATGCTTACCAGCACGACGCCGACCGCATCCGGGAGCGGATAAACTGCCGGGCCCTGGACAAACCGGCCGACATGGACGACTGGAACCGCGGGGCGATACCGGTGGCGCTGGCGCATCCGGCCAGCATCGGCCACGGCCTGAACCTCCAGGACGGTGGTCATATTATTATCTGGTTCGGCCTCAACTGGTCCCTAGAGTTATACCAGCAGGCAAACGAGCGACTGAACCGCCCGGGCCAGAAGAACGTGTGCCGGGTGTACCATCTGGTGCTAAAAGGCACCCACGACGAGCGCGTGCTCAAGTCACTGAAAAATAAAGACATAGGCCAGGCCGCTGCCATCGAGGCGCTGCGCCTGGAGATAGTAAAGGAGGCGAAGCGATGAACATACCACAGAAGTGCATCAACTGTGTGCACCACAAAAAGACCCAAGGCTCCGGCGATGTTCAGAGGTTTGACTTTTCAGAAGATACCGGGGAGCTGGACTACTGCGACTACACGGAGTATTACAACGACATAGGCGTGCCGGTTCCGTACCCGTATTTTTTCAAGCAAGAGTACCCGTGCAAAGGACACGAAGAGAAGGAGGGAACCGCATGAACGAAGTGCACAGGACAACATTCAAAGACAGAATAAAAAAGGCCATCGCGGCGCTACGGGACAAACCCGCCGAGACCATCAGCTATGGCATAAAGGTGACACAGTGCAGCAAGTGTGACCGCCCAGACCTGTCCTGGATTGTGGCAAGTATCGAGGGAGAGATTGAAGAAAACCGGCGCATAGCCTTCGACGGCGGGGCTGCATACCGCGCAGGGCTGCACAAGGCCCTCGAAATTATTGAGGAGGGGTCGCTCCGATGACCTGCCCGGTATGTGATGGAAAGACGCGCGTCATCGAGAGCAGGCCCGACCTGGAGAGCGTTCGCCGGCGGCGGGAGTGTATCGACTGCGGGTACCGGTTCCACACCGTCGAGCTGGATGCGGACCTGTGGGAGAAGATGCAGCAGAAGACCGAGGCACCGGCGAAGCCGTTCCGCTTTAGCGCGGAATACGACCCGGGGACCGGTACGCTGCGACTGATAGAGGAGAAGGAGGCAAAGGGATGACCAAGGAACGGCTGAAAGCCTACAGAGATATGAAAAGAGAGAAGGACCACCTGGAGCAAAAAATCAAGACGCTGGAGTGGGAGAAGTACAGCCCACGCTCTCCGCGCCTGGACGGTATGCCTCGCAGCGGCTTCGGTGAGAACTATGCCCGGGAGGAACAGATTGACCGCGAGGACAAGCTGCTGGCGCTGCTCAGTGCAAAGAAGGCGGCACTGTCCGAAGCTATGGCGGAGATCGAGCGCGCCATCGAGAAGCTGAAACCGAGGGAGCGGCTACTGCTCCGGCTGTACTATATCGACGGCATGACCTGGGAGCAGGTGGCCGTGAATATGAACTACAGCTGGACCCAGGTGCACCGCATCCACGGCAAGGCGCTGCAAAAATTGAAAGAGGAGGAGGCCGAGAAAGTATGAAAAGACAAAGCATCCAGGAGCGGGTTGCCGGAGTGATAGAAGACCGGCGCCGGCAGCTCACAAAGGAGATTGAGGAGTGGGAGCAAAAGATGCGTGACACCGAGGCCTGGTACGGCTTCGGCGGGCCGTATATGCGGCAGGAGGAAGCCCGTGACCGGCGAGTGAGAGAACTCGAAGAGCTGGAGAACTTCGCCGGCCAGCAGCAACGCATCCGGCCACACTTCGACGTTCACATGAACGTGCTGTACTGCAGGGGGTGCGGCAACGTGGTCATGAGCCTGCTGTGCCCGTCTGGTGAGTGGCACGAGTGCCCTCACTGTAAAAAAATGATGTACGACAACGAGCACAATTCCAGGGAGTTCACAGTGGAAGACAAGGGGCAGAGCTGGCTTGAATTATTAAAGGAGGGACAACATGAGACATATTGACGCGGACGTGTACAGTGAAAAAATGAAAGACTATTTTGTGGAGCAGCTCGAAAACCACAGGCAGGAGGTGGACGCAGTGGACTGCAACGCCGACCTGCAGAGACTTCTGGCCGATATGCCCGAGGTGGGCGGCTGGGTTCCGTGCTTCACCGAGGAATATCCACCCACAGACGGCTACATTCTTTTGTCTTTTGCAAACTTCAGCACCCCGTGCGTAGGCAGATATGAGGAGGATGAGGAAGGCGGGGCTTTTTATATAGGTGACGATGACGAGCCTTGCATCAAATACGACCTAATCGTGAACGCCTGGATGCCGCTGCCGACACCATACCGGGAGGAGGCAAAGCCATGAGGCTGAACTACATCGACAACATTGACTGCCTGGAAGGCCTGGCAGCGGTCCCGGACAAGTCTGTGGACACTATCATCACCGACCCGCCGTACTTCCTCAGCATGGGCCACGCCGGCTGCAACACCAACGCCAGGAACCTGAACAGCGACAACCTGAACAGCAACCGCACCTTCAACGACTTGGCCATTTGCACGCCGTTCTACAAGCAGCTGTTCCAGGAATACCGCCGGGTGCTGAAAGACGACGGCAGCTTCTACTTCTTTACAGACTGGCGCGGGTATGCTTACTACTTCCCGCTCATCAACGCGGAGCTGCCGGTGCGGAACATGATAGTCTGGGACAAGAAAAGCGGCCCCGGGTCGTTCTACTCCTTCGCCCATGAGCTTGTTATTTTTGGAACCTACAAGGGAAAGACCAAAGGCGGCGTGGGCACAAATATCTGGCGGATGGCTGCCTTTAACAGCGGCGCCAAGAAGACGAACGGCGAAAAGGTCCACCCGACCCAGAAGCCGGTGGAGCTGATCGTGAAAATGATAGAGGACAGCACCGAGCCCGGAGGCGTTATACTTGACACCTTCATGGGCTCCGGTACCACGGCTGTGTCGTGCATCCGAACCGGCCGGAACTATATCGGCTTCGAGCTGGATGAGAAGTACCACGCTATAGCTCAGCAGCGCATCGCGGAGGAAGTGGACCGGATGCTGGAGGAAGAACTGGTATAAACGAACAAAGCCCTGGAGCCCTACAGCGCCAGGGCTTCTTTGGCGGGCTTGACATTTTCGTGAAAAAGTGGTAAAAGGAGGTTGTCACCTGCGGTACATACGAAAGGAGAAAAACGTGCAAAAAACTTCTATTTTTGACCGGATAAAGGCCTTTTTTGGGCAAAAATCCGCCCCAACCCAAAACACCCCGAAAACAGCCCCGCGTGAAATGTATGTTTTCATCACCGTGAAGGGCAAGAAGTTCCACTATACACCTACCTGCTCCAGCCTCCACAGCGCCAACACCGTGAAGATGGACCTGAGCAAGGCAAAGAAGGCAGGGTACACCGCCTGCGACAAGTGCTGCTACAGCTACCTGCACGACTAGAAAAAGAGGCCCCGGAGCTTACCGGCTCCGGGGCTTTTTCTTGTTTAAAGGTATTTTAATATAAAGGCCGGCGCCGCTTTATATTAAAATATTTTAGGCTTTTTTTAACGTGCAGGAAACCCAAAAACGTGCACGCTAAAAGTGGAACAAGGTGGAACGAGAGGTGGAACAACACCCCGGACAAGTGGAACAAGAAGGGGCCAGGGAGCGCCCCGCTGACCAGGCTTTTCACTTTAGTGTATAAAAGCGCTGTTCCACCTGTTCCACTTTTTCGCGTTCCTGTTCCACCCCTTGACACCTCTGAAACCCGCTATTTTCTAGCACTACTCCTTCCTACTGGAACAAGTGGAACAAGTGGAACAATAAAAAGGGAAAAGTGTCAGATAAGGCTAATAATATAATAGTATAGTGTATATTACAGCCTTATTTATGGTTATAGCGGAAATGCTGTTCCATCTGTTCCACCTGTTCCACCCCTCAAAAAAGAGGGAATAGAATGGCATATATAAAAGTGATATAATGGTATCGTAAAAGACCAGGGCCAAGAGGCTCCGGTCTTTTTCCATTTCTTTATTTTCCTCAGGTTATGCCGGTATAGGATAAGCTGGCGAAGGTGGGCGGGTGGGAGCTTTAAGACAGGAGGGGCGGGTATGCCTATGAAACCATGCCCACGCTGCAAGCGCATGATAGAGTATGGCCCGATATACTGCCCGGACTGTAGGCCCATAGTAGAGGCCGAGAGGGTAGAGGCCCAGGAACGCAAGGCAGCATACAGGGCCAAGAAGTACAACAGGGAATACAACAAGGGGAGGGACCCCAAGGTGGGTGCCTTCTACAGGTCAAAGGCCTGGAAGATGACAAGCAGGGCGAAGCTGCAGCAGTGTGGCTTTAAGTGTGAGGGGGGCCTCCCTGGCTGTGGACGGATAGCCTGCGAGGTGCATCACATCAAACCATTGAAGACCCCGGAAGGTTGGGAGCTTCGGCTTGAGTGGACGAACCTCATGGGCGTGTGTATACAGTGTCATAATATATTAGATAACAAGACTTTTAAGAGAAAGAAAGACGAGGGCGTCATCGACCTACGAACCGTAGAGCGATGAGGTCCTTTTTATTTAGAACCCCAGGGGGTGGGTCTGGGGGTGGGGGTGGGTGGCCCTGATCAGTAAGCCCAACCAAAACGAACAGAGAACAGAAGCAAATACTTTTTTATT